TTTCACAGTTATTTTAAACGTAGCCTTACTATTTCGAATAGTTGGTACAATACTAATAATATTTAAATCTGTTGTTCCCCATTTCCCATTTTCAGAATAATAACGTTTCATGACTGTAAATTTTCTCATAATATCAGCAGTTTTATGTGATGAATAGTAAAAAATGATTTTACCTGGTTCTTTACCAAAATCAGTATTTGTATTTTTTCCTAAATTTGTGCAAACAGAATACATTTTTATAATAATAAGTATATTCAATTTCATAAATAATTTAGAATAAAAATATACTAACATTAATATACAGGATGTATTGGTGGCTTAGTTTTTTATTTTCTTCTAGTCTGAATCTTCATGTATTATATAACATAAAACCAGAAACACAAGAAGAAAAATATTCTAAATTGTTATCATCTTTATTTATATTATCGACAACAGTTAGAGCAATATTTCCTAGAATTGATGTAGAAAGAATTTGTTATTTTAATTCATTTGTGTCATCAACATTTATTGGTCGTTCTTTAGCAACAATTGGTGAAGTATCTTTTGCTTTACAATTGAGTCTTTATCTTTTAAGAATTAGTAAAAATTTAAAAATAACTAAATATAATTTGTTATTATATTTGTTTCCAATTTTTGTTACAATAGCACAGGGATTTTGTTGGGTAGGAGTAATTACAAAAAAACAAATTTATCATTGTATTGAAGAAACTATTTGGATGTGCTCAGTTGCTTTTTTAATTATACCTACAGTAATTGAAATATTAGGAGTATCAAAAGAATCGAATACACAAACTATATTTATAATAGCACTAGGTTTAATTGTAGTATATGTAGTATTTATGGCATATATTGATATACCAATGTATTATAGACGATATTTGAAGGATGAGAAGGGAAAAACAAAATATTTAACATTTTCTGAAGGATTGTATGATTGTATGTCTTGTAATATAATTACTAAAAAATGGAGTGATTGGAAAGAGGATTATTATTGGATGTTTGGATATTTTAGTATTTCTACATTATTATCTATAGTAATAATAAAATCTCCGTTATTTTAATTACAGTCCCTAATTATATTATTTTTTTTATTAACCATCCCAGTGGATAGTTATTAAAGAAAATTGAGAGAGAAAAATAAATTATTAAGGGGTTTTTCCCCTTATTTTGCAATAAAGTAAATTTGTTATTTACAAAACGTTAACACACACCAAACAGTAGATATAACGACTTGTCCTAAGTTGGAACAGTCATCACTTTTTGATTGATAAGGAATGTTAGTTTTTTGGATTATTTGTCGTTGTGGTCCTTGTGATTCTTGTTCTGCTTCCATATTAGAGATTTTCTTTTTGGGAAAACATAATGTTGAGCAATCATCCAGTTCTTCAAGTCGTTCACGTCGTTGGCGTTTTTCGGCTAAACTTTCTGCCTGATGGTTTCCCATACGTCCTCCCATACGTCCCATTTTTGATTTTCTTTTTTCTATAAAACTTTAGTAGTTTTAGAGTTATGTAGACCGAATATATTTCGATTTTAATTATTATTTAATCAGTAAAAAGAAATTGATGTTCCATAGTCCATTCATATACAGATTGTTTTTCTGTAATATTTTGAATTACATTATCTTTTTTTTGTACATATTGTGTCATTTTATTTCTAATACAATTCCAATATTTACCAACAAATGAATAATATGATTCATTAGTTAAAGGGGTAATACATTCTTTATGTAGGGAAGAAAATTTTGTTTCAGGTATTTCAGTCTTATCTGAAACAGATGAATTTTTTTTATCTAATCTTTTAGTAATATTTAATGCCATAGTGATTCCACTCATAATAAATGATTAATTTAATATATATATAATAAAAGCAATTTTAATATTGAATTTTATATTCCATATTAATTTATAACTTATAATATAAAATACAAAAATATGAGTTCAAATACTTTAAAAATCGGTGCTCATTTTGGCACAGAAAAAGGTTTAATTGGTGCAGTAGATGCTTGTGAAACAATTGGTGCTAATGCTATACAAGTTTTTTTCAAAAGTCCAATGAATATGAGAACTAAGATTAAATTAAAAGATAAAGATGCTAAAGAGACAAAAGAAGCATTAAAAGAATCAGGGATATTTTTAGTAACACACGGTAGTTATTTACTAAATTTATGTAATCCAGTTAATAATGGAACAAAATGGCTTCGTAATAATTTAATAGAAGATTTAGAATTTGCTGACAAATGTGGTAGTATAGGTGTTATTATTCATATGGGTTCTAGAAATATCAAAATTGGTGGAAAAAAAGTAGTTCTCAGTTATGAAGAAGCAGAAGAAAATATGGTAGATAATATTCGTACAATTTTAAGTAAATATAAAGGAAATGCTAAAATTATTTTAGAAACTTGTTCTGCAGAAGGTGCTAAAATTGCTCCAAGTGTAGAACAGTTTGCTCATTTATATAATAGTTTTACAGATGAGGAGAAGGAAAGAATTGGATTATGTATTGATACTTGTCATATTTTTGTTGCTGGATACGCAATTAATATTCCATCTGGATTTCATAATTTTTTTCAAAAATTTGATGATTTAATTGGTTTAGATAAAATTACTTGTTTTCATATGAATGATTCAAAAGCGCCAGTTGCAAGTCGTAGAGATAGACATGATAATATTGGAAAGGGTTATATTTATAAAGATAATATGTATGCTTTACGAATGGTAAAACATATTGCGTCAAAATATTCCATTCCATTAATTATGGAAACTCATGATAAAGCACCTTATAAAATTTATAAAACAGAAGTAGAATTAATTCGTGATTTGGATGATTTGGAAAAAGATATTCCAGAAAATTATAGAAGAAATCGTATTATTAAAGTTTTATCTCGTTTAGAAGAAATTCATAAAATCAAAGGAGATGGATTTCGTGCGAAAGCATATGGAAAAGGTGTTTATATTGTAAAAAATCACGATGGTGTTTTACCAAGTAATATGAAAGATTTAAAGAAGATCAAGGGAATTGGTAAAGGATTAGCAGAAAAGATAATTGAGATAACTGAAACAAAGTCTCTAAAAAAGTTAGATGATTTAGAGAATAATAAGGAAGTTTTAGATATTATTGAATTACATGATATTGCTGGTTTTGGTCCATCTACTGTAGGTAAATTGATGAAAGAGCATAAGATTAAGAATTTGGAAATGTTACGGGATACGTATGAAAAAGATCCAGAGAAATTAAAGTTAACAAATCAACAAGAGTTAGGTTTAGTTCATTTTGATGATTTACATGAACGTATTCCAAGGAATGAAATCAAGATTTTTGAGAAGGAATTAAAGAAAGTTATTAAAAGAGTTTCAAAAGAATTACAAATTACTATTACAGGTTCTTATCGTCGCAAAAAAGAAACAAGTGGTGATATAGATGTTCTTTTGAGTCATAAGAAATTTGATACAAAAGATAAAGTTAAGAATTCTGAACGAGATTATATTTCAGAAATTTTAGAAAAATTGAATAAAAAATATGAACATATCGGAACAATCGCTCGTGGTAAATCTAAATATATGGGATTACATAGAATTGATGAAAAAGTTCGTCATATTGATTTTATATTCATACCGATGGATAGTTATTATAGTGGTATGTTGTATTTTACTGGTTCAAAGGATTTGAATATAAAAATGAGAAATATTGCTAAAAGTAAGGGTTATACATTGAATGAATGGGGATTATTTAAAAATGAAGATGATAGTCCTTTCGAAGTATCTTCTGAAGAAGATATTTTCAAATTATTAGATATGAATTATATCAAACCAGAAAAGCGTGGTTAGCCATAGGCACCTTTGGTTAGCCATAGGCACCTTTGGTTAGCCATAGGCACCTTTGGTTAGCCATAGGCACCTTTGGTTAGCCATAGGCACCTTTGGTTAGTTTATTTTAATGTAACGGGACTTATTTTGCGCAAGAAAGGAACATATTATATTGAGCGAAGAACAACCAAGCTGCTGCCATAATGAAACCTTGTGGTAGAGATATTGGTGATAATACGCTTAAAATATCTGTTAAAGGTGCGAAGAAATTGGTTGTACAGATAACAAACGCTGCTGCTGCTGTTGGTATAAGTGATGCTTTAAATAATTTGCCTATAGAAATTTTTTCTTGTCGTCTTCTACATTTTTTTTGATATTTAATCCATTCAATAAATAAAGTTAGAAGATATATAATAATAATACTTAGTAAAGTTTTACCTGCTGCTTTAGCGATGGTATTAACAAATAATTCGGGTAAAAATTTATCAATTAATCTTCCTAATTTGTCATCACTCATTAAGTACGTAGAAATCATTGGAACTAGTAATATAGTAAAGAATCCTATGATAGATATAAGTATCCATGCGAAAATATCAGTTAAGGTGATTTTATTAGATTTAGGCATTTTTCTAAATTTTCCAGATAATAACATAACAAATGGAACAAGAGATAATGGTGGAAACCAAAATAATGGTAAATATAAGTATTTGTGTTGTGTGTAATTACTGTTAAGATAATTATGTCTGGCAAAAAGTTGTCCTGGTAATCCAGTTAACATGAAAGCAGCATTAAAAACTCTACTTCCTAAAATTTTTTTAACTAATTTATTAATAATGCTTTTGATACTTGGAAGAAAACCCATTATAAATTTAATATATATTAATGCTAGAAAATAAATTATCTATACCATGATAAAATTAATATTATAACCAATTAGTTGTAATCTTTTTTTTATTTGTTAAAAAATTAATACAACCTTCTCCAGTTATGTCATGTGTTGAATATCTTGACATATTTATTCCCCCAAATGAAAATGGTGTTTGTGGAACAGGTACGCCTATATTAACACCAATCATACCAGCACTAAATCTTTTTTGAAACCATTCAGCATTTTCACCTGTTCTTGTATAAATACAAGCAGCATTACCATATTGATTATTATTTTCAAGTCTAATTGCTTCTTCTCTTGATTCTACTTTAAGTATACTTAAAACAGGACCAAATATTTCTCCCTGAAGTGCTGGATCATTTTGATCATTATGTAAAATTAATGTTGGTCCTATCCAATAACCTTTATCATTATTTAACCAATTTCTTCCATCAACTAATATTTCTGAATTATAAATTTTTTCGGAATCATTTATGTAATTAACAATTTTTTGTCTACTTAATTCATCTATTACTGGACCAATTTCACCTTTTTGATTTCCTTTTTTCAAAGTTTTAACTAATGTTATAAGTTTTTGTAAAAGTTGTTTTTGTTTACCTACAATTAATAAAACACTTGCAGCCATACAGCGTTGTCCACAACATCCACTAAATGATGTAATTATATTATTAACTGTTTTATCAATATTACAATCAGGCATTGCTACTAAATAATTTTTAGCACCTCCCATACAACTGACTCTTTTAGGTATATTTTGATTACTACATAAATTATGTACAATTTTTGCAACTTTACTTGAACCAACGAATGTTACTGCTTTTATATCATTATGATTACATAGAGATGTTACAGCATTAACAGTTCCATTAATAATTTGAAATACTCCATCAGGTAATCCAGATAATTTAACAAATTCAGCAAATTTATTCATTGTTAGTGGAACTTTTTCTGAAGGTTTAACAATTATACAATTTCCAGATGCGATTGCAATTGGGATAGTCCACATTGGAACCATAAATGGAAAATTAAATGGAACAATAGAAGTAATTACTCCAATTGGTATATTTTCCACCTGACATTTTACATTAGTTGCTACTTCAAGTATTTTTCCTCTAATTATTGTAGGCATAGAGATAGAATATTCTATTTGTTCAATACCTTTTTGTACTTCACCTAATGCTTCAGCTTTATTTTTTCCATGTTCTAAGACGATTATATTTGCAAGTTCTTCTTTATGATCATTAATAATTTGATTAAGTTTTATTATATATTTAATTCTTTTTTTAACATCAATTTTTGACCATGATTTAAAAGCATTATTAGCATGACTTACACATATATCTACATCATCTTTATTAGAGATACATAATGTAGCAATCACTTGTTCATTATGTGGAGAAATAACATCTAATTTTTTCTTATTATTTGAATCAATAAATTGACCATTAATGAAATTAGTTATATTAGTCATTTTACATTTATATTTATATTTAATTTATAATGTTTATATCATTTAAAATAGAGGGTTCGAACTGTTTTTCGTATTCTTATTCAACTTTACGTATCAATAAAAATGAAAGAAAACGAAAGTAAATCAAAGTAAAATTAAAATTAAAACAATAATTT